ATTCTATTATTTTCGGTAACATTAATAAATTTTGCTTTTAAAATATTACCAGTTAAATTTAAATCCCACTTAAAATCAAATTCCATCTGTTCGAAAATAGTTGGGTCAGCAGCAGCTGATATTCTATCGTATTCTACAGGATCAGTGATACCAGTTAAACCTACCGAATCATCGAAATGTTTTGGTAATACTGCATTTGGGTATCCCAAATATCTAGCACGATGTTGGAGTTTAGTTATATATTGCATAGTTTTCCTATTACCTATTAACAGTTACAGTTACAATTGGTACAATTATTGTGGTGGTGGTGAGGATCAAAATGGTGGTTTGTATCTAAGTGCATTCTCGATACGTTTCTAGATACGATATTACCACAATTTCCTACACCACCAGCATTTCGCCCAATGGTAGAGCTGACATCTGGGTTAGTATGTTTAGTATTATGTGGAACCCAACCACCATAGTTACCTAAGTCGTTGGCAAATTGAGATAAGTGGTGTGGACGACCTTGAACCTGAGACCATGGAGTATACTGAGCATGGTGTGAGAACTGAGAAGTATGTGCAGCATGTGCGTTGGTGGCAGTGGCAGCATTACCAGCAATGTTAGAAACAATAACCGCACCAGTATTACCCTGAACAGAAGTAACAGGAACTGAAACGATTACGTTACCAGTATTACCCTGAACAGACAATACGTTTGCATTAATCGTTGGATTACCAGAAACACCATCACCATTGGAGACAGTAATACCAGAACCAGCTGCAATTGATCTATTAACAGCAGTACCTGCACCAGTACGAATATAAAGACCATTACCAGAAACACCTGCAAGTGCAGCTAAGTTTGCCGCATAAGCCTGAACATCAGAACCAATCGTTAAACCAAGTGTACCACGAGCAGTAGATGCATCTGCATCATCGATAAGAGTGCGACCATATGCAGAAAGAGTTGTAGTAGAAGCAGTACCTGCGCCAGTAAAGTAAGGTAGTGCATTTGCTGAAGAAGTGGTAGAAGCCAACGCAGCTAGTTCACCATCATAAGCCTGAACATCAGAGCCGATTGCCAAACCTAAGTTAGATCTAGCAGATGATGCAGTAGTAGCACCAGTACCACCACCAGAGATAGCCACTGTATAATTCAAGCTGGAAGCGATAGTCGCTGTGCCAGTTAACGCTGCAGTAATAGTACCAGCAGAGAAGTTACCAGAAGCGTCACGAACAACAACAGTAGATGCTGTATTTGCTGAAGCAGTAGTCAGTCCATCAAGTAAGTCAGCGTCTAGACCAGATCCAGCACCATCAACAGTAACTAGTTTGGCTAGAACATCAGCTGCGGTATAGCTGGCTGCAGTTAAACCAGTCGCAATGGCTGTGTTTAAGTTATTAAAGTTATTATCGACTTCTGTATTCGTAAGAGGACTACCCTTAGTCGATCTTAGCGTAATAGATGCGGATGTAATATTTGGCATTTAAGTTTCCTTAGTCAATCTTTTTTGTGCAAAAGCTGTAAAATAAGAGATTTTATGTCTTGCAGTTCGTTCTTCAATATATTTATGTCTTCTGTATGTTGAGAAATCTCTAACTCTCTCTGCTCAGCCATCTTTTTTCTGCTCATATAGGTTTCATATTCTGTTCTATTAGTATTTATAATGGCTCCAGTAGAGGTATCTCTAACTAAGCCATCATGTCCTTGAACTTTCAAATAATCCATTTTATGCGCAGGCAATAACCCTAAAGTCTTTGATGATTGGAGTAGCAGAACTATTAGTGGACTGCATAACGATTTTAATCGCAATAGTATCGAATGGTGTCATATTGTTCATAGTATAGTCTACATCAGAGAATGCATAGTTTCCATTGTCGACTTTAATTATTCCATTATTATCAGCGGAGGCTAGCGTATATCTAATAGTATCTAACTGTTTGCTATCACCCAGACAAGTCTTATAGTAAACTTTGATATCAGCCTCATTCGGGCAATTAGCTCCAAGTTTAATTCTCACGAAACTAGAAGAATTCGCAAATTTAATAGGTGTTGTTACATACTTACTTAGCGAACTTCCTCCACGTGGGGCGATTTCATCGTAGAATAATTCTCTGACTGCAACATAAATTGCAGAAGAAGTAACTGTCTCTGCAGTGAATACAGCCCCAGAAACAGAATCTACATAAACAGTTCCAGTAGTACCATTATCACCATAGCCAGTAACTATCCATGTACTATTATTTGCTGTGTTTGAAGAACCACCAGTAGTTAGATATCTACCAATTCCAAGTCCAGCCATTAATCCTCTAACAGTCGCATTAGTAGAAGTTATAGAAGATGCACTTCCAACCCACTGTAAAGTTGCTGTGCCATTTGTTGCTACACCATATGTGTGAGTAGGTGCGCTGACACTAGCAGTTCCTCCTACAGTACATAGGTAAAGTTTATTTCCATAATAGTACTGTGTTCCTTGAGTTAAGGATTGAGAGCCTGATAAAGTTAATAGAGTTCCAGTAATAGCATAGTTATATGATCCACCAGTAACTGCTACTGCCACACCACTATTTGGAACACCAGTAATAGTTCCAGCTGCTCCAGCAAACATTATTTTTGTATCTAAAGAAGCCACATTTGTATTAGATTCAGTAGGATAATTTAATTTATTTGAAACTAATACTGCACTAGAACGAGCAGTATCAATAACAGGAGAAACTGCATTGTTTGTAGTAGAAATCTGACACAACAATTGTAGAGATTTTTCTCCACTCATATAAGTGTTTTCATTAACCTCAGAAGCAACAACTCTTGTTTTGTCCCAAATGTTGTCAATATCAACTACAACTGGAGAATAAGAAGTATCTATAACATATGATGTTTGTGCTCCATCAGGTGATGTTCCTGATGTTGTTTTCATAGAGAATTTTGCTAATGATTCACCGAAAGTTTGCATCTGCAAAGTTGGTTTAATTAAATCATATGCAATATTTCTAGAAGCCTTTAGTAAGTTACCACCAGAATAACCAGTAGAAGTAGCAACTGTGCTAGTAGTTATTGTATAACAATGAGCATCTACGTTAGCAATAACTTTAGTCGTATTGATTTCACCGACTGGGATTCCATTAATATTAGAAGTCAATCCACTAAGTTGAACACTAGAACCAGAAGACATACCATGATTAGGATGCCAAATTCTAATAACATTAGATCCAGTAACAGTTTGGATTGGGTTATTTTTCAATTGGTCATGAGGTAAAACATTATTCGTCATAACAATAGCACCAACCGTATTTGTAGCAAATACAGCACGATGTATTGTAAATTTAATATCTTGATTTTGATCTGGTGTCCATGTAGAAGCATTCTGAGATTTGAACATTACACCAGCATATGGTTGTTCAGAAATAGTTCTACTTGTTCCTGGGATGACATCACCCATATTAGAAATCCAAACTCTGTAATCATTTGAATCAGACTGAATAACAAATGCATACTCTTTACTGTCTTCTACAAAGACAGGAGATTCGAATGTGAATTTCGTTGCTGTGTTATAGTCTGCATAAGAATTACCATCAGGCAGAGCAACAGATGTATATCCTGATGCTTCTGCAGTAGTTCCAGAAACAGGAGCATTAACCAAATCTGGATTTAAAGTTACACTACTGAATGGAAGAACCTGATGTGTCGGATTACCGTTGACCATCTCACGAATATGTACAGTTACTGGGACATTTGCAGATTTAGTTGCAAAGAATAAATCAATACTTGTTAAGAATGCACCACCTCTTGATTCTACATAAAATGATTGTGCAAGTGGATCTGTCCATGCTGGTGTTAAATCAGCAATAACTCTGGTAGAAGTAGAACTACCATTTCTATTAACGACCTCATAAGTATTAGGATCACCAGCACGAGGATTAATCTGTTCTTGAACAATAGTAGAATTTCTAACAGCATTAACTATACCTTGAACAGTTTGAAGTGTTCCAGTGGCTTCATAAGTGCCGATTCCACGAGAAGTATAATTTCCTGTAGAAGTTGCAGAATCCATTAGTTTTAATGTAGATTTACCAGTACGGAAACGAACAGATTCAGTATTTGGTATATTAAACAAGAAGTTTACTTCACCTGATTGATTTGTAGTTAATGTAGTATTAGTTGTTACCGAAACTACAGTTCCTGTTTGATTACTAATAGATCCAGTAAATGTATTACCTGAACTAAATGTTCCGATAATATTAACTAAATCAAGCGCATAAGATGTAGTACCATCATCATTATGTATTAAATATTTACCAACAACTACTGCTGATGCAGAATTGTCTGATTTTGTTATTACGTCACCACGTGTTAAACAAACTTGTACGTCTGTACCGATTCTTCTTTTAATGTCTGTGCTAGATCCACCGACATTAGTTGAAGTATTCCAAAGTTTATGGTTTGCTGCTTTTAGAATTTCAGTAGAACCTGTTGGAGTATACACCAGTTTAGTCGTTGGAGTACAATATGAATTTATATCAACTTCATTAAAATAAGCATAAAAGCGAGTAGATGGCTTTAATTGTTTAGATTGAACTAATACAAAACGTGATCGTACATAAGGAACGATAGAAGTTGATACTGTTCTGTCACCAACTGACTCATAATCTGTTTTTGCTACTATAGAAGTTTTAGTACCATTTCTTGACTTAATACCAGTCTGAGACCATGAATCAGTAGTTGTTTCCATCAAAAGATTACCACTTATGTAGTTATTAGTAGTAACAGTATGTTGAGGAGTTCCAGACCAATCTGTAGTCCATGCGCCATAAATTGGCCAACCATTATTTAAATCTATCATATTCTTAAGAGAATTATAATTCCCCTCTACCTGCTGAATAAGATCAGGTACTCTGTCAGTGTCAAACCAATCATCTGATGCTGGGGTTATCTGAACACTTCCTAAGAATGTATAGATGGCAAATGGATTAACATATTCTAGTCTAGACGCATATGCCTGTGTGACCAGAGGTGTAGTAGTATAAGGTAAAGTTATAATATCACCAGTTAGCTGATAATTAGCATTAGTTCTTGCAGAAGTAGTAGAGGCTTGTTCGATTAAATCTACATTATGCATTGTGTGCGCTGGGCGCAGTAAGTTAGCCCCCATATCAATAGAACAGCTAAGATCAGAAGTTTTTGGATCAGCTACAAGAGCACTGCTACCGAAGTTATCAACAACAAAACCATTCTTCATTCTATCCATACCATTACTATCTGGAATTTTTAAACTAGATGTTTCTGATTCCAACAGAGATAATGATGTGTAGTACTCTAAATTATTAATTCTATTTTCTAACTTACCGATGTCACGCATTGTGTAGCGTTTATTATCAACTTTTGAAACGCTCACATTAGTTGATGCAGTACCAAAAGTATATGGTTCTAGAGATAGATTATACAATACCATTCCAAGTGCTGGTGTTACTGGTTCTCCAGGAACAGTAGATGGAACGCCTTGTATATCAACTAATTTACCAGTTGGCTCTAAAATAATTTTATCTTTTCTAGCAAGATAGTAACTGTAATCTGCTTTGACATATTCACCACGTTTTGGTATAGAAGTCATAGAAGAGCCTGTGCTAGTAAAGTTCTTCACTCCACTGCCAGTTGTTTTATTAGCAACTCTTGGTCTAAAATCAATAGAGTCTCGTAGATTGGCAGGAATCTGTTTGTAATCAATACCACTATAAGAGTTAACATCAAAATAGTCACCAGCACCATGTTCAAAGTATTCATATACAACTTGAACTGGATTAGATGGTTGAGTATAAGATGGTAGTAAATTTAATTTACCATAATCATAATGTGTCAAACGCTGACCATTATCGAAAGAATATCTCTCTGAAATATCTTGAGTATAAGATCCTGGAGTGCTATCAAAGGCAGTTCCTGGAGCCATCTTAATGCTTATGATTCTGAATATATCTGCTTTATCTAGAACGATTGATGCTTGTTGAGCAGCAGTAGCACTAATGAATGTTTCAGTGACTTGTGTTAGTGTTTTTGATTTTTCGAAACCAGATCCAGAACGAATAACTGCAGCAATTACAGTATATGTTCCAGATGTCGGAACAGTGATACTTACGTTAGAAGTACCAGTACCACTAATATTAGATGCTGTGATGTTCACAACAGATCCATCAGAATCTTTAACTACAAGATAACTATCATTATCTGCAGCAGAAGCAAAATTACCTGATGTATTTAATGCAAGAGTAGTAGTAGCAGTATTTACACTATTAAACTTAACATAAGCTGTATAGTTTAAATTGTTAACTCCACTATTGCCAGATGTTCTCATAGAACGAACAGAACTATATGCAAGAGGGAACACTAAATTATTTGCTATGGCTTCTTGTAGAACAGTTGTTACTAGTTGATATTTTACACCAGTCACTGATGATATTGAGCTATCAACTGTTAAAGAATTTTGAGAAGTAATGGCTGAGATTCTTCTATACAGAGAATCGTTAATAAGGATGTAATCACCAACTTTTAAATCTGTTAGGAAAGAAGTCCCAACACCAGTTACAGTATTAGTTGCAACTGCAGTAACTGAACCAGTTAAATTAACTAATGCTGGTTGTATGTCGGCTGAGAAAGAAGTCCCAACACTACTGCCAACAGTATAGAAAGACTTAGCATTTCTGTTGAAATCAAATCCAGATTTCATCTGGATATCCCATAGACCTAATTTATATTGTGAAGTAGATCCATAAGGAAGAATATTGTGCCACTCAATAAAACGAGCACGGGCAGTTCCGATTAATTGTGCATTAGAAACTGCTGACGCATTACCTCGATTAGAAGATCCAGTGATACCGTCATAGATATTAACTAACGTACCTGTATCGATAGTTGGTACATAATTTAAGTTAGTTACAATAACATAATTTCCAACAACTGGAGTTATTACAGAATCGATCGCTTGATCATAATCTCTAGCCTTTGGTACTGTTATGTATGCAGTAGCAGGATTTTCAAGTTCTGCTCCAGAAACATATGCTCTTCCAGCATCAATACCGATAGCAAGATCACCTTCATTACCAGTTAATTTTATACCACGATTGTATACTGGATTTTCATCATATTGCCAGTTAACACCGCTATTACCTGCACCATCATATGCTGAGCCAGAATTATGAGTTGGAGGAGTAGTTACTGAAGATGCACTATTTTTAGCAGTATATGTATAACCACCATATGTAACAATATCATTAATTAGATATGCACTATTTTGAGCCCATGCTCCACGATTATTATTACGTGATTCACGAACATCTACAGACCATCCATTAACAGTGTAATCACCATTAGTATCGAATGTTCTTCTTTCCATCTCATTTGAATCTGAGTATAGATTATATTATATGCAGTTTCTTTAACAATGGTATTAACAACACCACCAGTTACACGAATCAATTCTACGAAGTTCTGATCATCAGTTGACTCCAAAGATCTTTTAGATAGTGTTAAATCAATAAAGTAACGATGAGCACCTGGAGCAGCAAAGTTATAACTATTCTGCGCATTATCTAAAAGAGTTTCATCATCTTCTGCAGTAGTGATATTTTCTGATACATTCAATCCAACACGATATGATGGAGAAGGGTCATATTTGTTTAGTGTAATTGCTTGTGTATCGCAAAGAACAAAATGTCCATTAATGTAATAGACACCTCTCTCAATTGTAGCCAAAGATCCTTTACCTGTAGCTGAACTTGCTTGTGCTTGAAAATAAAAACCAGTATCAGTATGAAGAACTTCATTACCAGCAAAAACTTTTTGCGTAGTATCAGTTGCAGAATTTAAATAGCGAACATAAAGAGTTGTTGGATCTGTATCTTCTGCTCGTTGTGCCTTGATAACCTGTGCTTTTAATCCACTTGAACCTGTGATAACTAAACCCTGCAAAGAATCAATAAATGTAGCAACGGCTACACCATTATACAATGCCTGTAGTTTAACATAATCAATACCTTTTGTAGTATTAGTAATAGTTTCAGCAGATACCTGTCCAGGTATAACCATGGCACCTTGTTTGAAAATATTATCGCCATGGCGAGTAATCTGATTCTGAAGGATTGTCTGGAGTTGTGTTAGTTCACGTGCCTGAACAGCAAAAGAAGGGCGAAACAAAATTCGATAGAATTTTTTTTCTTCATCGAAATCATCATTATACGGTTCGGTATTAAAATCTAGCATTCTTTTTCTTCTTTATGTTAGTT